ACTGATGCAGATTCCATGTTGTCACGAAACATGTACGCATAATACATACCGCCGTCAATAATCACATGGCGATATCTGAATGGTACAGTAGGTACGTCTGTGTCGTTGGTAAGGTCGTTAGGATACATGAAGTATTCGTACTTTATTTCGTACGCCGCATCAGGAGTGGGTACAAAAATAATATCGTTGTCTTGAGAACGTACGACGTAGCGAGGTTCGCCACCTTCAGATGCTGCTTTGTACTCTTCATCTATGTACTTTTGAACGTACTCATCATAAGACAGTTGCGTTAAACGTATAGCATTTGCTACTTTAGGAGTAGTTGTACGTTGCAATCGTACTGTGTCAAAATCAATGTACTTTGCATTAGTTGGCAAAGGATACCTCATGTTTCCAGCAGATAAGGTTATCTCATCGTAGTTATGATTCCAAGGCCAAGAAAAATGAGATTGATTGATATCCCGTATTGCTGAGTTTACCGAATCTTTTATTTGTGAGTAAACACCAGTTGCAGTTGAAAAGTTTGTTGTTGTTAACTCTGTTTCATTAAGTCTGCGACAGATGTCATTTGTTAAACCTAAGAAATCGTACGCCATCAGTTTTTCTCCACGACACGAAGACGTATCTCTTGTTCAAATACAGTGTTGGTTGATGTTGTCATTCGGCATGTGATGTAGTATGTAGTGAACGCTGTACCCGACCCTAGATACAAAGTAGCCACTGTGTCCGTGTTCGTACTACTTACGTACTGTAGACCATTAACAATCTGTCCCTGTGACCACGTTTGTAACGTACCATTTGCGTCTTCAATCTTCCACTCAATACTAGCGATTGTAAGACCCTCAAGAATACTTTGCCAATCCACAGAGTAGTCTAGTTGGTCATCTGGGTCTTTGTCTTTCCATTTGATAGCCATTATGCAACTCTTTTTGCTTGAGATGGAATGAGATAAAATGTACGAATTTTACTGTGGTCAGCCGCTATGAATGTTTGTGTTTGTCCAGTAGTGGTAAGAGTACCAATCGAACCAGTTGCAGAAACACTAAGTAAGTTTTCTGATACACTTTCAACTACCGTGCCAACCTGCCCTGTGGCACTAACACCAGATATAGCAACTGTTACAACAGAACGTGCTGATAGTGTTCCTATTCCACCCGTACCAACTACACCAGTAAGTCCTGCACCTACGTTTTCCTGTACCGTACTTACCGCACCTGTACCAGCAACACCAAAAACGGTTTTGGTAATATTTAGCTTGATGGTTCCGATTTGACCCGTAGCAGATACGCTTGCAAGATTTTCGGAAATATCTAATTCAAGACCGTTGATTGCAACGGGGGCAATCGCTCCCGTAGCAGCTACACCCGTTAAAGTAGCCCGACCCGGAACTATGCCATACTCTGCTTTACCGTACTGCCCTGAACCATACAACGCAACAAAAGCAGAATCAAAAGCAACACTAATGGTGTTACCCATACCATTGCCGTGAACAGTACAATAGTACCTTAAAGCTGCTGGTGTAGAAGCATCTACAACTATCTGTACTTCTGCTCCAGCGTTTCCTTCTGTTCCCGTTACAGTAACATCAGTTGTGTACGAGGCTCCGTTGCTGTCTTTAAACCTTAGTGGGTGACCAGAGTTGGTGCTATCGGATACATCAAAAACGTACGTATTACCTCTACTGAAACTTAGCGTCGGATTAGGAGAGCCGTCTATATAAAAGACGTTACCTGAACCCGGATTCGCTACGGTAACAGTGTAGGTAATTGTAGCCATATTAGGCTATCCGTATAACAGCCGTAGACGCAGCAGCCGCAGGAAATTCTACGGTAAAGTCACCAGCAGTGGCACTGACTGTTCCACCGAAGTCAATCACGCAGATAGCTTTGTTAGATGCAGAACTGTTATAGATGATACATCCATCAGCAGATAAGGTTACGTTAGCAAACACTTCATCAGTAAAGTCAACGATTGCGGTAGTACCGTCAGTAGAAATAGTAGCACCGTCAAGCACCTGACCACCAGCAGAGTAGTTTGTACCTGATGCTTCATCAGAGTTACCAGTTACGTCTGAGTAGTTTGTTGTTGCAGCGTTGTATGTACCAGATGGGCTTGCTTTTATGAGAGCAAGTTTCAGAGAGTGAGTATCGAGGTCATGCGTACCGCCCAGAAGTTCAGACTTGAAGCTGGTACACATTGCAGTTGTGATTGCCATGAGGTTTCTCCTTTAGGGCAGTTAACGATTAGGTTCGTAAAATTCTTCCGCAGCAACCACAGCAGTAAGTTCATTTGCAGTTCCTGCAGCAACAATGATTTTATCTCCTGCGTGAAGAAACAGTGGTTTCTCTACAGTAAATACAGATTCAGAACTCTTGCCCGATACTGCATGAGACGAAAACAAAGTGTGAGTGGTTGTCGTGTCTGCTTCGTAATATTTCAAAGTGTAATTGATGTTGCTAGCATTGTCGTTTGCAATCATCAGGTGTTCGACATGAGATGAAAAGTTTGTAGGCACAACATATACATCTGTGTCACTAGTTGTTGTTAAAGCTGTTGCATGTGTAACGAACTTAGAACCGCTGTTAATAACTGGCATCAGCTTACTCTTCTATGACGACGTACTTTTTTAGCAATCTTTTTGGGTTGTCTGGAGACTTGTTTACCTGCCTTAGTTGCTTTTCGTTTAGCACGGGTTGTTGCCGCGTACTCTTTCGCTGATAGGGACTTAATGGCCTTCTCAGGTAGATATCTTTCCCCGGTTGCTTTTGGACCCTGTGTCGACGGCTTACCACTCTTGGTACGCCACTTCTGCTTAGTCCATGCCTTCAAAGAGCGTTGGCTCTTCTTTAGTGCCATCTTTTTTCTCCTGAGTCAGCTTTACAAGTGTAGTAAATCTTTCATTCGCTGAAGCATACTTTTCAACTGCTGCATCCATTTCTGCAAGCAAGTCTGGATGCTCTCCCACAGCGACTGCATTGTTGAGATAATTGCTGAGTACATACGTTGCATCTTTCATCTCCGCTTGATATTTGAATAGTAAAGCATCAATGGCTAACTTGGGCAGGGACATGTGTTTCTCCAAATACTCCAGTATACTGTTCTAACTAGAAGAAGTCAAGATAACACCTACAAAAGCAGCTACCATCAACCCTACAACTATAACAACAACAGAAGCTGTTTTTACGTTTTCCCAAAACTCATGTTCCTTACGAGCCTGCTCTATACGTCGTTTCTTTTCGGCTTCCTTTGCTTCCTGTATACGCTTGGCACGTTCGTTAACGATACCTGCCCACGTTCCGGGACCAAATCTCATATCTACAAGAACAGCTACCTCACGCAGTTTTTCAGCCGCAAGTTTTGCATCTATAACTTCTTGGGCAACAGAGTTCACACTGAAGGTGTCGATGCCTGCCTTTTTGTTACGTGCCTTTTGTGCTTCTTGCTCACCGCGAAAGAGGTCATCTATCTGTCCTGCTATCTCCCCTATGTCTTTAGCGGTGTTGATTTGGGACTTGATAAAGTCTGTGGCCTGCTTTACGAGAGCGATTCCTGTCAGTACCTCTGCTACAACCATCAGTTTCTATATCCGCCCCCTGCTTTCTTATAAGCTGCAGCCAGCATTTGCGCTTTTCTTGCTGACCATTGTCCCGGCCTGCCGCCCTTTCCACCTGCCTTAATACGGTTGAACAGACGTTTTCTCATACCGGGCTTGGTATAGTTACCAGCCTCGTTGACACGGCTCTTGCTTTTCTTTGCCTTACCGCCTTTACGCATCTCTTCTACGTCATCAATCTTACCAGCATTTCTAGAAGCATAAAAAACTTGTTCACCTTTTTTGCCACCATAAGTGCGTTTCATAGATTGCATAATCTTTTTTCCTTTTTCAGTTAAGGGCATGGTTACGTAACAGCTACACGCTTTCCCTTTTTCATAAGTTCTATTGCCTTATCAGAAGGTCCATCTAAGTATATTCCTTTACGAGGGGGTACAGTGTATCCTTTGGGGTTGTCCCTCTTTTTATCAAGTTCCTGCATCATATAACGCATAGGAGTCATTGGTGTATACTTTTGTTCTTGAATTTTAGACAATTAATTCTCCATCTCGCATGGCATTAGCCAAACGTACCGCCCGTTGTCCTACCTGTGATGCCCAACGAGAATCGAGCATCTCAACTGCTGCTAAAGAAAAGTCGCGGTCATGCACAGCTTTCCACATGTTCTTAAATTTATTTAAACGAGGCACACCTAAGTTAAAACCCATATCAAGTAAGACCCTAATGCGAACGTCGCCAATTCCAGAAATACATGGGTGAGCATTGGACAACTCCTTCTCTACTATGTCGATGTCATTAGCTAATAGAAAACGAGCGTGGGTCTCTGTTATACCCTGTTCATATATTTCTGCTTTGAGCATGTTCATGAAAGCTAGTTCGCCATCAGTAATACCACGGTCCTCAAGGTTACGACCTACACCGATTGTATCAATGCCAAGGTGGTCCTTGTATACCTGCAGTTCCATACCCTCATGCAGGATTAGCTGGTCAATGAGTGCTTCACGGTTATAATTCACTTGCTGTGTACCTTTTGTACTTCAAAAGATGCTTTTAAAGATGCGCCTTTATGGGGTTTGTATCCACCTGATGGATTCTTCATCAGTTTGAAGCCTTTGCCTGACTTCATCCAGTGATAGCCTTTTGGTGCTTCTACTGACTTTTTCATTACTTACCTTTCGCTTCTCTACCCAGATAGATACCGTACACACCTGTCATAACACCCATTATAACGGAGACAAATGCCGACTGCTGTGTTGTCGGGTCTTCTAGGTTCATGAACCACTCTGCACAACGCCATGACATCGCAACAGAAGCAATCATAGTTAGCTTGGCTGTAACATTAAACTGCAGCCATCTTTTCCACCAATCAACCATTATTTTTTACCAAAGAATTTTGTTGCGCTACGCATACCTAACGACGCAGCCACGATAAGTCCAAGACTGTACTGATACCATTCCGGCATCGCATCCAAAGCGGCAAAGCCTTGCTGTACAATTTCTCTACCCCAATCTCCACAGAAAGCCAGTATGAGCGGTACAGAAAATAACAATGTAATCCACTCATCTTTCCATGAGTGCTTACTTCCTTCAGCCATAGCCAAATCCCAATCGATTTCGCCCGTAGCCTTCTTTTGCATAATTGTAGCTTCAGCTTGAGCCTTCGCAACTTTCGCTCCTGTTTCTGCTTTTTGTTTTTCTACCTTACCTTCTAGCCACGTACCTGCTATCTGGGATATAGGTCCAATAAGTGCAGTTAGCATTTCCACCTCTTACGCGCTTGACGAAGACGGCTGTTAGGATTCTTTGCAGCCTTGGGAAACTTCTTCATCTGTCCAGCAGACCTAGCGCAGAAAGATTTACGCCGTTTAGCATCTTTGCTACCCGGCTTTACTTTTCCTGTTACTGCTGTCTTTAACTTAGAACCGGGGTTCGCCTTTCGATAGGCTTTGACCCCTGCCTCTGTCATACCCGCACCTTTTTTAGTAGGACGAAAGTTTTTCTTGTTACGGGCTGGCATTTTATCTTGTTTTCGTTTGGTAGCCATCACACTGCTGTCTTATCTTTAATTTCGTCTGGGTGTACACAACTAGTCATCTTGAATACCATTGGTACACGTTCACTTGTCCACAAGTTTATTAAGC